ACACATTCTGAAATGATGGAACGTATGAGTCTTGGTGCATTTGGTTCTGATCTCATGTATTTTAAAGAAGACATATACGGTGATAACGTTGAGTATTGTCATACTGATTCATTTGCAGCAGGTGTTATACCTTTATTTCATAAGCATTTCTGTGATCATGTGATACACAGAAAGCAAGGTAAACCTATAAGCCAGTGCATAAATACTGGTACATTAGGCGTTGATGAAACAAATGCACAAGTTGTTTGTTCACAAATGATTATCCTTGCAAATGATAAAGGAATGAGAGATGAATGGAGAAATATGATGTTTGAATTTTGGAAAGAACATTGTGATGCTAATATAGTATATGATGATATTATTAATAAAACATTAAATTATAATGAAAAGAATGAAACTACTTTGGAGGACTTTTTCGTATGAAGATAGCACTAACTGGATCACGTGGCTTTATAGGTAGTCACTTAAAAACAAGACTTATAAATGATGGCCATGAAATTACTGAATGGGATTTAAGACAAGATCCACCAAAATGTATTAAAGACTTTGATATTAACGGTGTTGATTATGTAATACATCTTGCAGCTTATGCTGATGTAAGAGCTAGTTTAGAAGATCCACAAAAGTATTGGGTTAATAATGTAGAAAATACTACAAATATTCAAAAGATATGTGGCTATAATCATATACCGTTATTATATGCATCATCATCATGTATACATAATTGGTGGCTGTCACCTTACGGTATAAGTAAAAAGGTAAATGAAGAAACTGCAATGCAGAATCAAGTAGCACTAAGATTTACTACAGTTTATGGTGAAGGTGCAAGAGATACCATGTTAATTGGTAGACTTATAAGTGGCACTGTTAAATACTTAACAAGACACATAAGAGATTTTGTACACGTTAGTGATGTAGTTGACGCAATAGTTTTACTTATGATGAGTGATATTAGATTATTAAAACCAGCATATGATATTGGAACTGGTGTCGGCAATTCAGTAGAAGAACTAGGTTATATAGCCGGTTGGGAAGGCATTGAAGTTACTGATGGAGATGCTTGTGAAGCTCAAGATAATACTGCAGATATAACTGCGATTAGTGAATTAGGTTGGGTGCCTAAAGTTAAAGTAGATGAATATCTCGTAAAGCATACGGTACCTCACTAATGAATTATGCAAGTATAGTACCACTTATTGGTGGTGAAACAATTGCTATGCAAAATGTTTTTAAAAAGAAACCGGAGTACATATTAAGTTATGAAGATTTCAAAGCAAACGATACACACTTGGTTGAGTATTATAAAGGAAAAGTCCCCTATTATCTTTTGGGAAATAACAGGTCATACAACTTGCCTTCTGTCGATGTTGTTAATACCGTATGTCCTTGTGCTGGCCTGTCTAGTCTCAATACTTCAGCATCTTCTGATGCTGCTGCTAACGATTGGATGTCTACCTCTGCTAATTATGTCTTGGGTACACTCCAACCTAAAGTATTCTGGGGCGAAAACGCACCAAGACTTGCTTCAAAGATGGGAGAGCCTGTTGTTGAAAGTCTCAGAGAAATTGGAAGACAGCATGGGTACACTTTCTCATTATATAAAACGAAGTCTCTCCTTCATGGACTCGGACAAGTAAGAGATCGATCTTTTTATTTCTTTTGGAAAGGTAGTAAAGTACCACAACTTAGTTATGTAAAGAGAAATCATACTAAGATTGAAGATACTATAAGATCAACTCAAAACAATTCTGATGATCCTATGAATGTTCTTACTAACAAAGCAACACCTTCTGATGATCCGTATTACAAATATGTACTTGAAGAACTTGAAGGTGGCATAACTCATAATGAATTTCAAAATAAAATCAAAAAGAGTTATGATGTTCTTCATTACATTGAAGATAAAAAAGTACCTTATAGTCAAGTAAGTCTTTGGATGTCATCTAATGGTTTTGAAAAACAAGCACAAAGATGCAAGGTTATGCATGATAAATTAATAGGTGGTGGCAACATCATGAGAAGAGGTGTATATGTACCAAAAGATTATATCGGAGCTTTTGTAGGTAGTGCACCAACTAAACTAACACATCCTGATATAGATAGACATCTCACAATAAGAGAGTGTTTAAATATAATGGGATTACCTGATGACTTTATGTTACAAGGTGGACTTAAAAATTTAAATCATATTTGTCAAAATGTACCAGTTACAACTGCAACTGACATGGCTGAAAATGTTTTAAGGTTTTGTGATGGCAGGTTAGATAACCAACTATGGGATATGGATTTCATGGTTCAAGATAATAAAAATCAATCAATAATTAGTGAAAATAAACCTTTACAATTAGACGAATTTATGGTATAATAATATTATTATTTGTAGGAGAAATATATGTCAATAATGGATAAACTCAAAAAGAATAGTAAAGTAGATTACACATCTGTACTTGCTGATTCTAAATTTTTTAATGATAAAGACATGGTACCAACGGATGTACCTATGATTAATGTAGCTTTGTCTGGCTCAATGGACGGTGGTATATCACCAGGCTTAACTGTTTTAGCTGGTCCATCAAAACATTTTAAAACATCATTTGCATTGATAATGGCAAGTGCATATTTAAAAAAATATAAAGATAGTGTATTACTATTTTATGATTCAGAATTTGGTTCACCTCAATCATACTTTGAAAACTTTGGTATTGATACAACACGCGTTTTACATACACCTATTACAAATGTTGAAGAACTAAAATTTGATATGATTGCTCAACTTGAAGGTTTAGATAGAAAAGACAAAGTTATTGTAGTTATAGATTCAATCGGTAACCTTGCTTCTAAAAAAGAATTAGATGATGCTATCAATGAAAAATCAGTTGCGGATATGTCAAGAGCAAAAGCACTTAAAGGTTTATTTAGAATGGTAACGCCATATTTAAATATGAAAGATATACCTTTACTTGCAGTTAATCATACTTATCAAGAAATTGGATTGTTTCCAAAAGCTGTAGTTTCTGGTGGTACTGGTATTTACTATAGTGCCGATAATATTTGGATTCTTGGCAGGCAACAAGATAAAGTTGGTACAGAAATCAAAGGTTACCACTTTGTAATTAATGTAGAAAAATCAAGGTTTGTAAAAGAAAAATCTAAAATACCAATATCAGTAAGTTGGGATGGCGGTGTACAACACTGGTCAGGTTTACTTGATGTAGCAATGACAGGTAACTACGTAGCCAAACCTTCAGCCGGTTGGTACTGTAGAGTTGATAAAGCTACTGGTGAACTAATTGATCCTAAAGTTAGAGAAAAAGATACTCTTAATGAAGAGTTTTGGAAACCTATAATAGAAGAAACTGATTTCAAACAATTTGTTACAAATAAGTATTCAATACTTAATAATGTAATAGATCTTGAAAAGATGGATCAACATTAATGGTATTAGTTGAAGATAGACATTATCAAATAATACCAGATAAAGGTGATGATCAAGCTTGGAATGTTAGAATAATGGCAGGTCCATATACAGAAACTGTTTTAAAATATGGTGTGGTAAAATTTAATGGAAAAGGAAAAGACAAATATATGTCTTTTAACTTTGATATTATATACACACCAGATACAGAACTTAAAAAAGAAAATGTCGAACTTCAAGAATTTGCTGGAAACTTATTAGAACAAGTTATGGCAAGAGGTATCGAAGAAGGTAACGTAATAACAAGAGAGGTTAAAGATGCAGATAACAACTAGTCAAAGATTAATTTTATTAATGGATGAAATATCCATTGCTAAAAGTAGATTGGAACCACATGACACTGGTCACATACACACTTCAATAAGCTACTTAGAAAGTAGAGTTGAAGAAGTACAAAAACAAATTGATGAGGATTTAAGAAAAGTCGCCTATGCCTACTAATTTAGAACAAACTATATTACGTAATCTGTTAACTGATGAAAAGTATATGCGTAAAGTACTACCTTTCATCAAGCCAGATTACTTTGAAGGTATATATCGAATACTATTTCGAGAAGCTGGTAAGTTTGTTGCTAAATACAATAAACTACCAAATGCTGAATCGTTCAAAATAGAACTCGATGTAGCCGATAAATTAAATGATGAACAATATAATTTGGCTATGGATATTGTACCACAATTATTTTCAAATGAAAGAGTAGATGATAAGTGGTTATTAGACACAACTGAAAAGTGGTGTCAAGATCGTGCCATATATCTTGCGATAATGGAATCAATATCAATCATTGATGGAAAGCATGAACAATTAACTAAAGGTGCTTTACCTGATTTATTAACTAAAGCATTAGGTGTTGGCTTTGATTTAAAAGTTGGCCATGATTATGTAGAAAATGCGGAGGATCGTTATGAATTTTATCATACAGAAGAAGATAGGCTTCCATTCGATTTGGAGTACTTTAATACAATCACAAAAGGTGGTGTCCCACGTAAAACTCTTAACATTGCTCTTGCTGGTACCGGTGTCGGTAAGTCTTTATTTATGTGTCATGTGGCTTCCTCATCTTTAGTACAAGGACAAAATGTTTTATACATTACAATGGAAATGGCTGAAGAAAGAATAGCAGAAAGAATAGATGCTAATCTACTTGATGTACCTATTGATCAACTCGATAAGATATCAAAAGACAGGTTTTCACTAATGGTAAATAACATTGCAAAGAAAACAACAGGTAAACTTATAATAAAAGAATACCCAACAGGCTCTGCACACTCTGGTCATTTTCGTGCATTACTTAATGAATTAAAATTGAAAAGACAATTTGAACCAGATATTATTTTTATTGATTATTTAAATATATGTGCAAGTTCTAGAATGAAAGGAATGGGCGGTGCAATTAATTCATACTCTTACATTAAAGCAATTGCTGAAGAATTACGTGGCCTTGCGGTCGAGTTTGAAGTACCGATCTTCTCTGCAACGCAAACGACTCGTTCTGGTTATTCTAACTCGGATGTTGGGCTTGAAGATACAAGTGAGTCTTTTGGATTACCCGCAACAGCGGACTTAATGTTTGCTTTAATATCTACCGAAGAACTTGAACAACAAGG